TCTCCGATATATAATATTGTTCGCTGTCAACCTTTTCAAACCACGACTTCTCATACGGCAACCCGCTATATTCGTGAGACGTAACTTTACGTCTATTATATAAACGCTTACCTGATTTGTATTGACGCCACTGCGATATCCAAACGTTAGGTCTTTCCCAATGTCTGCCCCTCATCTTCCTCGCCTACCGTTATCTTTGCATTTTCTAACTTCTCTGGATTTACCCGCTCCTTCTTACCAAAGACATCACGCTTAAACCTATACTGCAACCTGCCGTTGTTGTCTGTATACATCTCTATCTCATAACCCATATTGTATAGCATCGTAGCAATCTGCGTTTTCTTTAAGTCGATATCGAGGTCGCGGACAACATTTTCCCTTTCATTAGGCACAAGTTCTAACTTATACGACGTTACGCCGATTATTTTTTCGCTTAACCATTCGAGAAAGTCGTTCCATACCTCCTGCGAATGTTCTATCGTCCTATTTGTCGCGGCTATCATTAAACCTTCGTTTTGCAACCCGCTTCCTTCTTTACCCTCGATAAACATCGGTTGGACGCCGTATACCAACCCGACTACCTCCCTGAACTCCTTACGCATCTCTAACCACTGCCATTCCTCTGGTTTTAAGTCGAATTGGACATAATCAACAATACGCTTATTACTACCGCCCTCCTCACCTTCGAGGATTAACGGATATATCATATTCGGGTTTTCCCTCGCCTTTTGCATTAACCATTCCCACGCCTTCCTGAATGAATCCAACTTACCGCGGATTAACAACAACGCCTTCGGACTTCTCTGCAACGTATAAGCCTCTAACATAAACCTATCCATTTTCATTAGCGTTAAAACCTTCATCCATATCGAATACAACGGTGGAACGCCGTATCCCTGCGTATAACTCCATTTCTTTATGTGATATACCTCCGTCTTTGAATAATATATATCCTTCGATTTATCCTTCGCTGAATACCACGCCCTCAACATCTGCTTACCGCATTTAGGACATTTATACGTCCCTTCCTTCTCGAATTTATGCACCTCGTCGCGGTGTTCGGGACAGAAATAAAGATAGTTGACATCGTCGTCTATACCCATCCCGTAGTTTGACATAATGATTTTCATTTTCGCGGGTGATAAGCGGACTACCTCTTTCGGTATCGCGCCGATGAGGTTGTTGCTTTTGTCGTATAAGTAATCCTTGACAATTAATAACCAGCCGTTATCATACATATTGACATCGGTATCGACGATGCGCATCGTGGTAAGTATGTCCTCGTCAAATGAATTCGTCCTATCTATGAAATTTTTGAGTATGATGTATTCATCGTAGGACGGCTTTACCGTCGGCGTAAAATCGAACGGGCAAACGGGTATGTCTTCCTCGAATTCGCGCCCGCACTTCGGACACTTCGCCTCATACCTTTCCTTGATGGCAATGCCGTTTTTAAACGTCTCGTTTGTTATCGTTTCGATTATCGTCCTCAATAAGTCGCTGGAAAACGTTGTGTTAGATATCCATCTATATGAAAACTGATACATCGGGGTTTTTGCGTCCGTCCCCGACATATTAATAAACGTGTCAATCGGGTATGCTTCGTTATACTCCGTCTTCGCTTTGTTTATTTCCTTGTTCCTGTTAAAAATATTAAACCTCATATTAAACCATATCCCCCGCTAAATATTAAACTTTACGAGCAATCTTCAACCATTCCCTATATTTCGTCTGGTTAGCACCTAACCTTCTTGTGCATTTATTACATATCCTCGTATTAACACTATAATACACTATCGAAAACTCACCGCAATTAACACAGAAATGCCCGTCGACATCGATTTTCTTTTACGCCGTCCAATAAATATCTTTACGCTCCATTACCTTCTCCGCGCACCGCGGACATAAGTCCATCGTAATAGGAAATACCACATCGGCTTTACTTTCACACAACGGACAAATATACTCCTCTTTAAACGGCTTAATCTTATACCCCCACGGATTATATTTATCCCAATTCTTTACCTTACCACCCGTCCCATACACTCCGCGCTCTTCATCACTCGGCATTCATACCACCTCTCGAAATGTTGTATTCTACGATTTTATTCAACACGCTTATAAAATTCGTATAATGCATTTTTTTACCTTGATACATATTTTTACCCGTTTTACGTCTAAAAATTGATTTAAACCCCGTTTCCGTTGATGTAAAAGTCATTTTGAATGTCCTTCTCTTATCTCGACTTCAAGTTTGCCGTTACTCATGTCCATCAGATAATACAATGCCTCGATTTCGTTTGTCTCCATCTCGCCCGCAATCGTTTTCACGAGTTCCACCGCATCAAACCAGACGTCGCCGTATTTTATTCTCTTGATAAAGTTCTTCTTGTAATATACCACTATATCGCTTTCATTCGACAATACTACCATTCTCTTTCACCTCCTAATTTATATATATCACTTTCACCTTCATTAACTTTCATTATCGGTTTTTTATCTACATATTGCAATATTTCTTCCAATACCTCGACACGCTGAACCGCGCCCGTATAACACGCCAACGCCAATGCATCAACGAGGTCGTCGTTTCCGTTTTCGCCTTTCGTTATTATCTCCCGCCCGTCGACGCTGTATTTGACTGAAAAGTTAGAGAACTGCGATAGAAACTTCCTGTTCGCGCGGTTGAGTTTTAACTTCTTTTGTTGCATTAATATTTTGAGGTGATTATATATATTTTTTCTCGTCCCCGTGGTAAACGTAACGTCTTTTATCCCATCGCCGAGATGCCTCGCCAACATATCATATACTCCCGCACCTAACCCCGTCGAGTCTATGAATGCCCCGTCGATTATCGTTGATTTGTATAAACTGACAATCCGCCCAACGACATTAACAAGGTCTTCTTGATGCATCGTCTCCGCCCACATTACCTTATATGTCTCTTGAACTTCGTCGTATTCAACGATTACAATCGCCGTTTCGTCATTTCCGCTCCTCGCCACGTCTATTCCCATATAATATTTTATATTGTCGTGAGGACGCTGTGTAGGTATAGCATATTCATAATCCTCCGCCACGCTTTCAACCAACTTATAAGGATAGAGTAAGCCGAGTTCGTCGATAAACTCCGCCTCAAACTCCTGTTCAAACTGCTCTACCGTCATCAACCTCCTCATTTCTTCGAGGAATGTTTTGTCTATCAACGGGCTATCCTCGGCGCGGACAATGTGCAAACTCCATGCAAAATGCTTCTTTTTATATTCTTTTTGCGGGATAAGGATTTCGTCGTGGTATATCTGCCAAAAGAAACCACGTCTACCATACGGCGTTCCACTTAAAATTAGCGTTGTTCCTTTCACCGCCAACGACGGCTGGATTGCCACGAAAACGTTGTCAGGTATTAAACTCGCCTCGTCAAAAATAACCATCGTCGCCGTATAACCTCTCACAAACATACCTTCGTTGCCCGCGGGAAGGCATCTTATCACGCTGTTGTTGTCAAACTTTATTTCCGTCATCGTCATTTTTATTGTATGCCGTTTAATAAATTCGTTATAATTACAAAAATTCTTTATCTTCTCGAATACGATTTGCGACTGGCGGAATGTCGGCGCGATGATTAATATCTCCTGCGCGGGTTTAACGAACGCCGTCCATATCGCCTTAATAGACAATACCGTCGACTTGCCTATCTGCCTCGAACCGATTATCATTATCTTGTCGTTGTCGTCTTCGAGTATTTCCGCTTGGTATTTCGTCGGGGTAAAATTCAATATCTTCATAGCAAACATCGTTGGCGACTTCAAAATCGCTGATATTTCATTGCTCATCGCGGTCGCCTTCTATCTTCTTGCGTATTTTCTCTGCTAATGCCTCGCCGAACTCTTTTCTTATTTTTTCTAATTCCGCGTCAAGACTACTTGCGATTACGTGTGTATTGCCGAGGTTTAATACATTCATCTGGAATTGCGCGGTGTCGCCGTATTTTAATTTCGCTAACAAATC